CAACAATAACATTAAACTCATCCCAAGCAGCCCAATAAATTGGAGCTCCTGTTGTATTAGTTGGATTATACTCTGATATAAAACTAGTATCTCTTTTTTCTAAAAAAGTTCTTGTGGTTGTTGTAGTCGAACCTACAGTGGTAGTAATTAAAGTTTGTAATGATCTTACAATCATACAATCTGAAGGTAAACTTAAAGCTCTATTACCTGAAGTAAATGCTGATTGATCATATTTTCTTAAGTCATCATAATCAACAGTACCTGCAACATTTAATTCTACAATTCTAATAAATTCTTGAATAATAGAGTCTGTTAAAACTGTATTATCTACTTCTGTGTAATTTCTTACTTGTGTTAAAAAAGTTGAGTGTGCAATAGCCATTATGAAATAACCACCTTTACTACTCCTATTTGAGGAAGTAATTGTCTTCTTCTATTTTGTAATGAGGGGTTTGTTGGAACCATTCCTACTCCAATATTAGAAATATTAGTTGCATAGTTATCTCTGGTATCAATAGCATTTCTTGTTTGGAAAGCAAAGTCTCCAGGTAAAGTTAGATTAGCCACTCCAACCATTGTACCTCCTGAGTTAGAAGATGTTTTATCTTGTGAACTTAAAAATTCTTGAGTTGGTTGTTGAAATTTTTGTGATCTAGGATTTTGTAAAGCAACTGCATCCGCCTTATGGTAAGGTGGATCAATTTGAGGAGATTTAGGTTCGTATTCTGTAATATGTACTAACGATCCATTCCATTCTTTAACCATTTCAGTATAGGGAAACGCCATACCTGATCTATCAGAAATTGCTAATGATCTTCTACCTCTTGCCCAAGACATTATACGCCATCTCCGTAATAAGTTTGTGGTGAAATATAAACTGAAGTTCTAGAACCGTCTTCTCTTAATGCTCTAGACATCTCATCTTCATAAATTCTATTTAACATTTCTGTTCTTGCTGGAGCTCTTTTTTGAGATAAAAAATATGCAAGACCTGAAGCCATGCAGGGTAAGAATCTAAAAGGTAAATTAGGATCATCTGTATAGGACCCCGCATCCTGAATTCTATTAATAGAATAATATTTTAATGTTGTATATGTACTAGCATCTGGAGCTAAGTATAAACTAATAGTTGGTGTTATTTGTCTATCTACATAATATTGTGAAGGCTGCCCTGTTTGATATTTATTAGGAATAGCTTGATAGGCGGATCTATCAACTTTAGTTAAAGTTACATCTTGAGTATTTGTATTATTTTGTGCTGTAGGTGTTGTAGATATGTAAGCTTCTAAAACATCTGAAACATTTGAAGGTACAGTGTAAGTTGCTTGACCGGCAACTAATGCAACTTCATTTAATTCTACTTTCCAAAGATGAACACCTCTATTACCCCATTCAGAAAATAAAATATTTAAACTTCTTCTAGCGGATTTTAAATCATGTCCACTATTAGTTTGTATGCCAATTCTCTCATATGCTTCTGAGATAACATCATCAATAGTTAAGTTAAAAGTTGCAGTTCCTGATGTAGCCATAAATGCATCCTATTATACTATACTATTCCTTTGTAATATTTTTTAGCAAAACCGCCCTTATTAAATGTTTTACTAAAACTAATTCCTAAATTTTTTTCTTTACCTGTTTTTGATCCTTCTACACTAAATGAACTATTTTCACCTTCTTTTGTAAACCCTAAACCTATTGTACTATTTACATTTTGTTTACTTTTTTTAAGGTAAGGTTTTGAAAGACTTATATTAGCTTTTTTATTTCCTTTTCCTAAAGATAAACTTCCACTAGGTACGGTTGCAAATTCATTATCACCAATATTTACTCCACCGCCAATTGTAGTATTTTTTAAAACACCTTTAACTACATTTTTTAAATGTGAAGGTATATTTGTTTTCTTACCCATAAAATTTTCCTAAATTAAATCTTCACTATATTCTGAAACAGAAACAAATTCACCCATAGAAGCTTTAGCCATTTTACCTTTTTTAGCTTTAACTTTATCGTAAATTTTTCCAGGTTGTAATGCTTCATTTTCTAAACCCATACCTGAAGTTCTAGCTGCACCAAAACCTTTAGTAGATGGTTTTTCCATCATCATTCCTTTGTTTGCTTTTTTCATATATCCTCCATGTCTTGCTGTTTTTTGTTTTGTAGCTTTTTGGTACATTGAAGCAAGAGGTATTTTTCCATTTGAAGCCATTCCAGTAGCACCCATAGAAGCTGCTTCACCTTTACCTTTAAATAATTTTTTAACAAATTTTCTTCCTTTTTTAGTAAGCGCTGCCGCTAATCCTAAAACTGCTTTTTTTGGTTTCATTAATTTAAAATCATTTCCTGATATTTTACCATCTCCGTCTTTATCTAATTTTTTTTGTCCACCTATTAATGCACCTACATTAGCTTTTTTAGGAAAACCTTTTTCCATATTAGAATATGATGATTTAGATATAGTTGAATCGGATTTAGATCTCGAAATCCCAAGACGTTTTCTTCTATTAATATTTTCATACAAACTCATATAATTTCCTTTTTTTAGTGGCCACTTTGCTCTGTTATGTAATTTATATTACATTTTTTCAGCCTTTTTCTGTTATATAACTTTTTAGATTGTATCACTTTTGGTTGGTATATTCTAGACCTTAACTTTTTTGCTATTAGGTTTATATACTTTACCATGTGTTTTTTCTATTATTTTTTTAAATTTAGCTCTTTGCCATTTACCCCAACCTCTACCTAAACCTGGTTCTAGTTGTTTTGGGATTTGTGCTCTAGTAATTGCCATTTAACCCACTACCTTTCCATCTTTCCATTCCATATCTGGAAGTCCTTCGCTATATTTTTTACCATCAAAAGTAAGAACTTGTTTTCTGTTTGATCCTGATTCGTGATAACTTATGTGGACCCATCCGCCTGCAGGATCGTCTTTGTCAAAGTATTCCATGATCAATTGATCAAAATCTACATTATTTTGTAGCCAGTAAGCTGTCTTAATATTGGGCACGCCAAATATTTCTAGGTCGACCGCCTGGCCCTTCGCATGCTGCGATGTCTTTTTGCTGCCGATTGCTTCGCAAAGCGCCTCGCTCCGATATCCGCTAGTGATGGTCACAGCTTTGTCGAAGTGTGCACGTAAAGGTTCGAGCACCTCATAACACAGATCACCTAAACTTTTAATCTCACCTGATCCTGGTGTATTATCTATACCCTTACGTTGAGCAGTCATCGAGTTGGTCATTTCTCTTAAAGTAAAATGTTTTGAAAGTTGCATAATTTTTCTCCTATTTTAATATTAATTTTTTTATCGACAAAGATCCATCAATATTTTCCTCAAGTTCTGCCATAGATTTTATGCATTGATATCTAACATGTCCTTCAGGTTTTAACTGACGTTTAGCTGTACGTTTGCCTTTGAGACATTCGGACATAGACTCTTGTATACGTGCTTCCTTAATCTCTCCTTGTACAATCATAAGTAGTGCTACTACTAACTCAGTCATATTTTCTCACGTATATTAATATAGATAGTACAATAATTGAAACTACAATACCTAAAAAAAATAAACCTATCATTAGTGTGCTCCATTTCCGTTAGCTCTTACTTTATCTTTCAACTCTTCTATATCTTTTAATGCTTTTTCTAATTGCTCTCTTAAAAATTCTATATTAACTTTGTTTGTCATATTCATCTCTTGAGTCTCTTCCATTTTCTCAACGGACTTATATAAATCTTCTAATAAAAAATGTTGTTCTTGATCGACCGGCACTTGTTCACTTTTTTTAAGTAAATCATTTTCAAACAACTCACGTGATGTCTCCAGAGATACTAATCTTGAAGTTAGCTCTGTGTATGCAAAAACACCCATAGCAACAAGAATTATTAGTGAGGCTACGGTCTTCATAGGCATCTGTACAGCTGCCGACTCTGATATGTTTAATGGTTTAGTCATTTGTAGGTTTTGGTAATGGTAATACGATATTATCGTCTGTCAAGTATTTTGGGATTTTCAATTTGCTTTTACTAGGCCCTATGATCTTATCACCCATTAAATTAAGCTCTGGGTTTTCTTTTTTGTAGCCATCTTTCATATCAT